GACTACTGTTATGACTGCTCTTATATTACATTTTGCTTTATTCAATGAATCATTTAATGTAGCTGTGCTAGCTAATAAGGCTGCAACTGCTAGAGAGATCTTACATAGAATACAATTAGGTTTTGAACATTTACCTTTTTGGATGCAGCAAGGTATAGTAGAGTGGAACAAAGGTAACATAGAACTTGAGAATGGTTCTAAGATATTAGCTGGTTCCACATCATCTGGTTCTGTTCGTGGTGGTTCATTTAATTTAATATACTTAGATGAGTTTGCATTCGTACCTGCACATCAACAAGAAGACTTCTTTGCATCAACTTATCCTACAATATCATCTGGTAATACTACGAGAGTTATGATAACATCTACTCCTAAAGGTATGAATCTATTCTATAAAATATGGACAGATGCTATTGAACACAGGAATGAGTATGAAGCTATTGAAGTTCATTGGTCTGATGTACCAGGTAGAGATGAAGAGTGGAAGAAACAAACAATAGAGAACACCAGTGTTGATCAGTTCCGACAAGAGTTTGAATGTGAGTTCATGGGTTCATCTAACACACTTATATCACCTACTAAGTTAGGGGCAATGGTATTTCATGAACCATTATATAGAGCTGAGAGTACAAAAATATTTAAAGAGCCTGAGCCAAACCATGTCTATACTATATGTGTAGATGTATCAAGAGGTGTAGGTAATGATTATTCAGCTTTTGTTGTTATGGATTGTAGCGTTGTACCGTATCAAGTAGTAGCAACATATAGAAATAATGTAATAAGTCCTATGTTATATCCTAATATTATTATTCAAGCTGCACGTAGATACAATGATGCATATTGTTTAATAGAGATAAACGACATAGGTCAACAAGTAGCTGACATATTACATCACGATTTAGAGTACGAAAATATAATGACAGCACAGTGGAGAGGTAGATCAGGACAGATAGTTAATGCTGGTTTTGGTGGAGGCACACAACAAATGGGTGTAAGAACTACTAAGCAATTGAAAAGAGTTGGGTGTTCATCATTAAAAACTATCATTGAAAACGATAAGATGGAGATAAATGACTTTGATATCCTACAAGAACTGACAGCTTTCTCTGTAAAAGGTACTAGCTTCCAAGCTGAAGAAGGTTATAATGATGACTTAGTAATGTGTTTAGTACTATTTGCATGGTTATCTAATCAAGAATACTTTAAAGAACTAACTAACATAGACATTCGTAAGCAATTACATACTGATAATGAGAAAGCATTAGAAGAAGATGTGCTACCATTTGGTTTTATGAATGATGGATCCATTCAAGAAAAAGATAAAGATGAGTTCATGCATGGAGATACATTGCTGACTCACTCTGAATGGGATGATAATGACACACATGGACTATGGTAAACTTTATTCTCGAGCCCATCAATCTTATAAATAAATACAAGAAGTTCAAATAAAATTTGATGATCTAAACATCCATAAGGAGAGAGAAACATGGGATTTCAAGTCAGTCCAGGCGTAAACGTCTCAGAGATAGACCTAACAGGTATTATACCTGCAGTGTCTACCACAGAAGGTGCTATGGCCGGTTGGTTCAGATGGGGACCTGCTGAAGAGCGTAACTTAATATCTTCTGAAGAAGAGTTAGCTGCGACTTTCGGTGAGCCCGATTCAACTAACTTTACTACATTTTTTACAGCTGCAAATTTCTTAGGCTACGGCAATAAGTTATATGTAGCAAGAGCAATACCAGCTGATGCAATTAATGCAACAGTGCTACAAACACAAGCAACTGTAGCTAATAATCAAGTAGCTGCACAAACAGATTTAATTAAAAACGACGAGCATCACGATGGTTTAACATTATCAACTACTGCTGCACTGTCATCTTTCATAGCAAAGTATCCAGGTGCATTAGGTAATAGTTTAAAAATTAGTGTATGTGATAGTGCACTAGCATTTGAAGATACATTTACTGGTGTAACAAACAGTTCAATGAATGTTAATGCATCCAATACTGGTTTCGTAGCATCTATTGCTGTAGGTAGTACAACATTACTATTCAGTCAATCAGGTGTTGAAGAAGACACTAATAGTTCTGCTCAAGCAACTCATGTTATTAGAGTTGGTGCTAACTTATCTATGACTACTGCACAAACAGTATTCACAGTAGGAGACTCAGTACGTTTAGGTAACTCATCTATTGGTTATCAAACAGTTAAGATTACAGCAAAGAGTGCTGTACAAGCTGGAGCAACATTTGCTGATTCAGATACAACATTTACTGCTAATGTATCATTCACTATAGATCAAAAATATAGACTAGCATCAGACTATAGTTCTAACAATAGTGTTGGTGATAGTATTAACTCAGGTGGTGTTACACGTTTCTGGGAGTTTAAAGATAACGTAGATAAAGCACCAGGTCAATCTGAATATTCTAATAACGTAGCAAACAATACTGCTAATGATGAATTACATATAGTTATATCAGATGAAGATGGAGACATCACAGGCATCAAAGGAGAAATCCTAGAAGTGTATGAAGGTCTTTCAAGAGCTTCTGATGCTAAGAATGAAAGTGGCGAATCAATATTCTATAAAGATGTTATTGATAACCAATCTAAATGGGTATGGGTAGGTGGTACTGATATTAGAGCAACCTCTAATGTTAACACTGCTGCACAAACATATTCTAATACAGCTTCATTATTGAACAATCATGTTAAAGCTGTAATACCATTTACATCTTCATTCCAAGTTGGTTCAGATGGATCCAATCCTAATGAAACTTCAATTGCAATAGGACAATTAGCAAAAGCTGTTGACCTATTTAAGAGTCCAGAGGATGTTGATGTATCATTAATACTAGCTGGTTTATCCAGAGGTGGTACTAATGGAGAGCAATGGCCAAATTATCTTATAGATAATATTAGTGACTCAAGAAAAGACTGTGTAGTTTTCTTATCACCTGCAAAGGCTGATGTAGTAAACAATCAAGGTGGTGAAGCTAATGATGTTAAAACATTTGCAGATTCAGTATCCCCAAGTTCATATGCGGTTATGGATAGTGGATGGAAATATCAGTACGATAAGTATAATGATGTTTACAGATACATTCCATTGAATGGAGACACTGCTGGTCTCTGTGTAAGAACAGATGATTTAAGAGACCCATGGTTCAGTCCTGCAGGATATAATAGAGGTGTGATGAAGAATGTAATCAAACTTCCATACAATCCAGATAGAGCAGACAGAGATATACTTTATAAGAATAAAGTTAATCCTGTAATAACTCAACCAGGTCAAGGAACAATATTGTTTGGAGACAAAACATTATTGGCAAAACCAAGTGCCTTTGATAGAATCAATGTAAGAAGATTATTCATTGTTCTAGAAAAAGCAATAGCAACAGCAGCCAAGTATACTCTGTTTGAATTTAATGATGAGTTCACTAGAGCACAGTTCCGTAATATGGTAGAACCATTCTTACGAGATGTACAAGGCAGAAGAGGTATATTCGACTTTAGAGTTGTATGTGACGAAACAAATAACACTGGACAAGTAATTGATAGTAACAGGTTTGTAGGAGACATCTACATTAAGCCTGCCAGAGCAATTAATTTCATACAGTTAAACTTTGTAGCGGTTCGTACAGGAGTAGAATTCTCTGAAGTAGTTGGCAAATTCTAATATAAATAGTTAGGTAAAAGGAGAAAGCATAATGGCTTTTAATATTAACGAAATCAAATCCCAACTAGCTTTAGGAGGCGCACGTCCGTCACTCTTTCAAGTGACATTGACTAACCCTGTAAATGCTGCTGCGGATTTAAAATTTCCATTTATGTGTAGGGCTGCGCAAATGCCAGCCTCAACACTTGGAATGATTGAAGTCCCGTACTTTGGTCGTAAGATAAAGATTGCTGGAGACAGAACTTTTGCTGAATGGACAGTTACATTAATTAATGATGAAGATATGATCATTCGTAATGCAATGGAAGAGTGGTCAAACAATATCAATTCTCATCTAGGAAACTTGAGAAGTTTTGGTAGCGCATCACCTGCTCTTTACAAAGCAAACGCTAGTGTAACACATTTTGGTAAGACTGGTCTTCCACTAAGAACATATACATTCAATGGTTTATTTCCAACTGAAGTGAGCCCTATTGACCTAGACTGGAATACAACGGATACTCTAGAAGAGTTTACAGTGACGTTCCAATATGATCATTGGGAGGTAGCTGGACTTACAGGTAACGCTGGTGGTAACTAGTATTAATTATATAATTAGAAAGTGAATATAAAATGGCAGAATTATTTGGATTTGAGTTTAAAAGAAAAGGTGTAAAAAAAGAAGAGGACTTAGGTTCTTTTGCACCAGTCATTGATGACGAAGGTTCCATAGCAGTTGCGGAAGGCGGTGCTTATGGAACCTACGTTGATCTAGAAGGCTCAACCAGAACAGAATCAGAACTTATCACAAGATACAGACGTATGGCTTTACAGCCTGAGTGTGAACTTGCTATAGATGATATAGTCAATGAGACTATTGTTTATGGTGAAGAGCATAAG